GCACCGCTGGTATCGGAACGGTTCAATAGGCTAAAGGAACTAGTGCAATGAAAATGAAAGGGTATACAAAATGGATATCGTCATCGGCATCATCGCCATATTGATCATGCTTGTGTCTTTGTAAATTCCAGCGCTCGGTTTCAATACCGGGCGTTTTTCTTAGCTATCGATACCGGGAATTTTACCGCCTCGCCACTGGGAAATGTAGTACCACAATGACCTCGCGGTTTGGACTAGACACCCACGCAACCCCATCATGATGAACGCGGTTCCTGGGCCAGCCGCAACCAGAACGATTTCGTCGGCGACAACCGTGGACAACGGCGGTGACTTGTTGAAGGCCGCGATAAATACCTCTGCATCATCGCCGGTCAATATCGTCGGATCGACGCCCGTCTGCTTACGCGCTTCTGCGCGCACCGTTGCCATGGTAGACGTGGCACACACCTCCACCGGCACTGGCACCGCCACCGGCACCGACGTGACGTTGGCCACGCATGCACCCAAAATTGCCGTGAACATTGCAGCATGGAATATCCGCGGCATCGGTCAACTGCTAAAAATTTTCATCCAGAAACAACTCCCGCTCCATGGATCGGCGACGAACAAGCCCGCGGTAAATACGCCCAGCGGCGCGGCGCCACCATTGAAATTCATCGGCCGCATCGAGCCTGTGTCCACGGTTCAGAGCCATGCGGAGTTTTGATCTTTGCAGGTTCCCGGCGCCGACATTGTAGGTAAAAGAGACCAGACTGCTGAACTCGTTCGCGTTCAAATCCACTTTGACCAGACGCGAGACAAACCCTTCCGTAGCCACGACATCGCGTTTGAGAAAAGCCTCTGCATCGGCCCGCGTAATCGGCGCCAGGTCCATCGTGAGAGGTCGATTATCCCAGCCACGGGTAGTGCCATGGCCCACAGTAACAACGCCGCCCACATCCAAATACGGTCGGCGGCGGAAACCTTCGCATATTTTGATGATGTGAAGTCCAGCATCATTTGTTTGCATTTCGACCGAACCTACGGTCGCCAAACCAGAACGAAATTATGGCGGCGAAAATTGCCATGAAATCCTCATCGAGTATCTGGCGCAGGGCGTCGATGGTGACGCCGTCCTGGCGTATCAACAGGAACGCGATGGCGTATGTGATGATGCACCACTCTATGACGAACAAGTAAGTGACTATCGGCCTCACTGAGGAACTGAGGTTTATGAAGAACTGAGATGCCTTGCGTACCACGCTGGCATGCTCTTTATGAACCGCCTCGATCTCGCGGATGTTGGCTTCGATGGCGGTCTTGTCCAGTTCGATCTCGGCTTGCGCCCGCATAATCTGAAGCTCATGGATTTTATCAGATTTATCTTGAAAATAATCCATGACCTTGGGCAGGAACGATGTTCCAAAACCCAGCAGTGATCCGAGAAGTGTCAACAATTCATTTACTCCTAAGATATGTTAGATACCTGGCGCCGGTCTTGATGTCGGCGAATGGGTGGATAAATTCGGTTGCGCTTTCGGCCTTGGGATCGATGACCAGCATGACGGATGCGCCGTGCCGATTGTCGCGAAACTGGTGGATTGCCGCCCACGCATCGATCCACTTGTAGCCACGCGCCCGCATCATGGTTACCCAGCGCCCATCATCAAGTTCTTCCTGGGTGATGGCACAGTTGTGATGGTGGCCGGCGACATATACATCGGCGTTTTCTTCCCAAAGCGCCGCACGTTTCTGACCGTGTAGCTTGTTGTATATGCTGGTGCCTTTGTGGTTGTGCGCCGCGTCGATACGCGCTTCTTTGCCGTTGGGGAACACCAGCTTAAATTGCGCCCGCCAATCCAACATAGGTATCTGGTGGGCGTTCAGTGTCTTGATGTACGCAGCGAACTCGCCATCCATCAGATCGTGGTTGCCCATCAACCAGATCAGCCAAGGCACACCACTCTCTTGTAGGAACCACCGAGCCAGGCGATGCTCTGTCTCGCGTGAGCTGTCCATCTCCGCGTAAAGTCTTATGAGATACCCGCCCCACCCGTTGGTCGTGTCGCCCAAATTTACGGCATGCATCCCCGGCGTGAGCGCCATGGTCTGGCAATCCTCGCGCAGCAGTTTGATGTTGCAACCCGTGTCGCCGATGTGCGGGTCACCAACAAAGGTGAGACCCATCGGCTCGTTGGTCGGCATCCTGATGCTGAACCATTTGAGCGCGGCATCATGTTCCAGCCGCTTCTCAAACCGATGCTCCATGTGGTCGAGGATTTCCTCGGCCTCGATATCTTCGTCTGGAAATATCGGCAGGGTAGGGGTGGTTGGCGCCGCATCAGGCACCCGCAATAGGCGCTGAACTTTTGATCTGTTCATGCCCATCTTTTCGGCGATGGCATCCATCGTCATCGTCTCATACAAATGCTTCGCCGTCACCACATCTACATGATCGGACGTGAAAATTCGAGCCATCTAACCGATCTGGCCCTCGATCTTGGCAAGCCTCTCTTTCGTATCGATGCTTAATTCTTCAAGCTGGGCCCACAGACGCGCCGTGCCATTGTCATACTTCAGGCTAAACGCCTGAATGCCGGATTTCAGTTCGCGCAAATCCTGGGCCATGCCTTTGATCTCGGCAGCGATGGTGGCGGCGGCAAGCTTATCAGCCAGCAGCGAATCAATCGCCCTCTCATGGCGACTTAGCTTATAGCGGCCCTCACCGATGGCGACGGCGGCGGCGGCGACCGCCAGCAAAAAGCGCCAGTCTTGAAGCAATTGTTCCAACATACTGTAGGCTACAACTTGGGGTTATTAACCTTGACTGCATCGCAACAAGCAATCCAGTCCACCATCTTGCTATCGTCGCCCTTCTGCGCCCAATAAACGGCGTCGGCAAAGTCGCCCAGATCAGGATATTCAGCGCGACGATCATCTTTATATTTGTGGTTGGCGATATAATCAGCCATATCAGCCTCGGCAGTGGCTTCCTCGGCGTCTCTAACAGCGTTCTCAGCGGGGAGCATATAGCACATGATCCCGTGGCGCGGCGAATGGCGGCGGTTGGCATCGACGTTATCCATATCGACAACCTCGCGCCCTTCGGCGGCGATGGCCAGTAGCTTTTCTTCTCGCGTCATATCGCTTGCCCTTCCAACAAAATTTTACCACTGGCGATGTTGCCTGAGGAAAATGCAAATTTGATATTGTCGATATCGTTCCCGCCGGTGACGTTATGCCCTGCGCCAACCCAATGAGAGGCTTGAGTGCTAGCGGAGAGAAACATTCCGTTGCCGGTCCAACCCACATTGTCAGTGTTAACAGGACGAATAATGTTAATGACGAAATTGCCTCCCTCGGTGGCGGCGTTGCCCCAGGTGGCGGCAGACCGCCCTGTCAAGATGAAGGTATCCGCGTTATTTTCTCCATGAGTATCGGCGGCGACGCCGACAACAAGCCCCTGCGCACCCCAATAATACCCGCCACTCAGCCAAGCGGAACCACCGTCAACTGAGTAGGTCATCTCCAGTGAAACGGCATCCGTCGCAGGTAGTAAATTCGCTCCCCAGAACCGGAAATTCTTATAAGTGGTATTATCCAAGTCGAAATTAAGATTGGCGGATGCAGAAGCGGTTTGCTCCTCAATCACCGTCCAGGCGCCACCGCCACCGGGCGCGCTGGCCGCAACTTGGTACGATATGCAGCGATAATCGCCACTGGCATATTCATAAAATACGGCAACATCACCAGCGGCTGTCGTGATATTCGCAGCGCCGGGCAGAATTAGGTCGGTGCTATGATGTGTCAAAATTAATGCGGCGTCGAACTGCACCACAATCATCGAACCGATGCCGGTCGAGGCCAGCGAGGTCACGGTCGTGGTGCCAGTTACATCGACGAATGTCCCATCTTTAACCAATGGCAATGACGTTGCGCTGGCGACATCGGCGCCGACGGTGAACCTCACCAGATCGCTCATATGGATCAGGCCGGTTCCCTTGCTTTCAAGGTTAAGATCGATGTTGCTGTCATCACCTGCCGAGCGGAGGATTGGCCCGCCCCCGCTTGCTTGGTTCTCTATGTTCACATGATTGACCGCACTGCCATCTTCCGTGAACGTCAGCAATTCGCGGGTGCCGTCACCGATTGCCTGTCCGTTCACGTCAAGCTGTCCGCCGAGTTGCGGGGTCGTGTCCGCCACAACGGAAGTGGCACCAGATGGGTGAACGTGGTCGCCGCGGGCGTATGTGGTCGCCGTGCCGGCAGCGCCGGTGCCTTCGATAATCGGCGTGGCATCTGATGCCGCTATGGCGCCGATGCTGGCAACGGTAATATTTTCCAAGGCGTTGGCTGAACTGTTCCAGGCCAGCAGTTTCGACGCGGCCGGTTCCGGCATAGCCGTCGAGGCACCACCCGTGTAGGTGTCGGGAAATGCGAACGTCAGGGCAATGTCGGTTTCATGCTCTTGCAGGATCATTATCGCCCGATCTAACGCCGTCTCATGAGTGTTGGCCGGGAAGGGGTCATTCTCGACATAGTCGGTGGTTTGTGTTTGGGTGGTATTCCGCCGGATGTGCCACTCGACCGTGGACGCCGGCGCCGTCACGGCAATGACCGTGCCGGTCGAGCCGTCGCCGCCGGTCACGGTGTAGTGACTGGTATAACTTTTGGTTGTCTCGGCACCTGTTGCGATGACGCGCTCGACCACGACCAGTTCCGATGTAGAACCTGTACCCTGGAACGCGAAGCCGGTCGCGAACTCGGTCGCGGAACCGTCGCCGGTGACGCTGGATGTGGTGGTGGTTGCTGTTACGGTCATTGTTCTAACCTCTGTTCACGGTCATCAAGAATCATGTTGATCATTTTGGTTATCGTATCCGCATGTTCACTGGGCTTTCCCATGATTTCTGACGAGTATTTAAAAAGATATCGCTGGTGGCGGCGGCGGCGTTTTCTCCATCCTTCGTCCAGCAGCCAATCCTGGGCGTCCTTGCGACCATCCATGATGGCTTGGTGAAGTAGTATCTTCTTGTGTTCGTCGGACTTGCTCGTTCTGTATTCCTCGGTCAGCAATTCGGCCTTGGCACGGGCCAAGCTGAATTGGCCGGCCTTGACCCGGTAGTCATAAAGTTCTTTCGCCTGTAATTTTACGTCGGTCTGTACGGTGGGTATCACTTCGCCGGGAACATCCATTCCAAATTGTAAGCGGTCCATTTCGGCGTCCACCGGGTTGGGTTTCTCGGTAGACGTATAAAAAGGATTGATCATGCCGGTGCCGTAGGGCCCGGTTTCATAGACAACGTGCCGGCCCCACAGATCAACATCCGGTTGCAGAATAGAAGAGAAACCGGGAACATCTTGTATCAGAGCATCAAGCAAACCCCGCGTGTATCTAAGTTCTGGGTCGAATTGCCTCTCGATGTTGGCGCCAATCCGCGGCATTATAGTCCGCATGAAATTCTCAATGGCAGCTTGCCCGTAGCGTTCCGGGTTCTGGATCACGTCGATCAATTTGCTAAAGCCTTCCATATAGGTCTTGCTGGTGACGTTCTTCGCCAGCGCCACGGCAAGGGACGTGACGATCTTGTCATACTTGCCGGTGTCGTATACCTGACCCGCAATCGCGGTGAGGTCGGCGGCAATGCCAATGACCGTAGCGAACGGCTCAATCCGCTTGTACGAATAATATCTGTCGCCGATCTTGATGCTGTACGGTTGCCACCCCTGCCGCGTCAAATTTTCGCGGAGGACGGCGTCGGACGGGCCACCGCCGGTAATGAAGCCGGCCCTCGCCAACCCGGCCACGCTAACCATGGTCGCTGTCCCGAGCGCAACCCGCGCCTTCGCCAGGTCAGCCGCCTCGCCGCCTTGGGCGATGGCAGTCCTGTACCTCTCGGTCGCCATGTGCATGGGCGTGTATTCCCAGGAAGTCTTAATAATGTTCGCGGGCGTCCTCAAAAAAGGAACGAACCAGCGGATGAATCCGTTCGCTGCGATGGTTTGTGCGGCCGAGCCGAATGAACCCAATTGACCGGTGAAGGTAACATAGCGGCCGAAGTCGAACGCCGCCTCTTGTGTCGCTGCTGTCGGGTTCGCCATGCGGTCGGCCAGCGCCTCGGAGAACTCATCCATCCGGCTGGCGGCAGTGTCGCCAAATTCCAGCGCAGTCTCCCGATAAGCCCGCGCATATATTTCCATCCGCTGTGAAAGCACCTTGAAGAACACATCGCCGGCGGCAAGCCCCCTGGTCCCTACCCGCCCCATCGTCAGCAGGGTTCCGCCGAGGTCAAACGCCTTGCCGGCTATGCCGCTGGCCTCAAAGCCTTCCGCCGAGAATGAGTTTTGCCGAAGTTTTACACCCGGCTCAACCTTCGCCATGATCTCACCGGACGGGTCTTTGAAGACCTTGCCGGCCATTTTACTTGCATCCCGCATTGCCATCCAAATGGCGAATGTCATCGCCGTGCCTTCGCCACTCTGAACACCGTTGTTCTCCCCGGTCCTGGCTCGACGCGCTCTGGCAAATGCGGCAGCGGTGCCGCGCACCACAATCTGTCCGGTCATGTGGAAGAAATTGCCGAGTAGGTTAACCATATGTGTGACGGGGTTCGACAACAGACCGTTGACCCACGCTTCGTAAAGTGCATCGAAGGTCTTGGCGGTCTTCGACCGGCGTAAAAAGTTTGCTCTTTGTACGGGGTCTTCATATGATAAAAGCATCGCTGCCTTTTTCTTGGCGAAGGCCAAGCCACCGCCGCCCTCCAACATGGCGGCAATATTCTGGTCGCGTAAAGGATCACCACGGGCGGCAATTCTCTGCGCTGATTGCGTCCTGGCGATCTCGGTCTTGGCGCCCTTGACCTTGGCCTGGATGGCGACATGGAGCGCCGCCTGTCGGTTCATGGCAACCGCCGCTTCCTCAAC